ATCAGCCCTCCAGCTATTGAGAGTGGCTATGTGCGCTTCGTCCTTGGCCTTGATTTCCGTATCATAGTCCTTCCGCTCAACCTTACGCTCCTTCCTCTCATTAACCAAAGCCATGATGGCGAGCAGGGCTATAATCCCGCCCGCGCCATTGGCCATGAGGAAGGCGCCGATCTGAGCGAATAGCGCGTCCAATTAGATGCTCACGCCAGCCAAAGGGAGGGCGTTGTAAAGAATGATCAACACAGCAATGACGACAATCAGGACACGAGCAATGCGGCTGAATGGGTCTGGAATGCCGAGTTCACTGATAGCCCACAGCGCGAGCCACACGACAAGGCCGACAACCAGAACGAGAATCAGCAGGGAGATAAGGGATGAGACCATGTTAGTTCTCCGTGGATAGGATTTTCCAGATACTTCCGTTTTTTATCTGCTGAACGGTAGTCCTAGATACGCCATAATGCGCTGCAATTTGTGACCAACTGCGCGTATCGGCCTTAATGCTCCGCGCTTCCGAGATGTGAAGCTTTCCTCGACCGCCTTTTGAATACCCGGTCAATGGGTCAACCACGTAACCGTTCCGGCCTCTGGAATCCCTATCCCTAACATTCTGCTCCTGAGTGCCGAGATAAAGATGTTCTGGATTGATGCACAGCGGAACGTCGCACTTGTGCAATACGTGCAATTGGTTGGTGTCTTTAAGGCCCTTGTGGAAAAGGAAAGACGCTCTGTGAGCGCCCTGCCGCTTTCCTTGGTAGTAGGTTGAACCGTAGCCTTTCGGCCCAATAGGGCCAGCCCACAACCAGCACCCCGTGTTCGGCTCCGTGTACACATCGGAAATACGTGTTTCGAAATTCCGCTTGGTCTTGGTTCCGAACATTCCGGGCATTTATCAGTTCTCTGTAAGGGACTTTGGGGCGCTGGTAGGCATTTTTGATTCTACCAGCTTTTCCATAGTTGGCTGAGAAATCTTGAAGTGCTGAACAGCCTGTGGAACAGAGGTTGTAACGTACTGCTGGGCTTTGGCAAGAACTTGCGCCTTGGCATTATCTGGCACGGTTCCGTCCTTATTGAGTTTGCCGTTCAGCACTTGTTGAATGGCCCAATTAAGACCCGAAGTTAGCGCAGACTGAAGAGCCTCACGGTGCTTTGCCTCAAGCTCCTTACCAGTGATGCGGGCATAGAGGATTGCTGCCCACGTCAGGAGCGCCGTTACGACCAGAGGAAGAATCGCTGCGACGACTTGAGCGATGATGTTGGATTGGATGAAGTCCCACAAGGTCATGGTCACTTACCTTTCGAAAGGAGGGAGAGGAGGAAATCGGCAATCGCGGCAATAGCCTTCTGCCACCAGGATTGCTTGGGAAGGATCGGTTCGTCGTTAGGATTCCAGACCTCCACAGGCTCCTCCTTTGGTGGAATTGGTGCAATGGGTGGGGAATGCTCGGCAATGGGCTTAGCAGCCTCCCGCAACTTCATTAGGATAGGAGCTACACCCAACTGCTTGTCTACGTGCTCAGGATCGTACTTGCCATCTGCAACGTACTTGCCCTTCACATACTGATCGGTACCAGCCCAGAGGTAGGGAGAGGGAAGCCCCTTCTTTCGATAGCCCAAACCATTATACCGCTCTAGAATGTCCAGAGTACCGGCAATCGACCAATCCTTGTTCTTGGCTGCATAGGGCGGGCAGACAACCAAAGCGTCCTTCGCGGCCTCTTCCCATGTCGAGAATGGCCCGCGACCAGCAGGAACTAGAGTCGTCTTCTTGCCGGTGCCGATAATCTTCTGGCCGTTGTGCAGGACACCTTTGAAGTCGCCAGAGGACTCACGGTAGTGGATGACACCAATAACGTCCCACGGAACGCCTGTGGCCTCGGAAACAGCCTCGTAGCGCTCGCGATGGGCCTCGATCTTGGCGGCCTGAGCATTAATGGCCGTTGAGCGAGTAAACTTGGCGCGCTCCCAGCGCTCGGCGTTCGTCCCTGCCATCTATCTACTCCCCTCTTGGGTCATCACATCTCACTCACAATTGCAGCCTTAAGGCGCTTCAGGGAAAGCATGCCCCCGACAGACTGAAGGACATGCAGATTATTGGTGATAGGCTGTGCCGACCGACGAAGAAGGCGCCTGACATCTTCAGCAGTCGCATCTGGAAGATAGCTCTTGATGATTGCAGCAGCGCCAGCCAAGTGAGGTCCGGAGAATGACCCGCCTGAGCCAAACCCGTATTTGTTCGGACCAATGGCGCACATCACATCGTCCGCATCCGCAGTTTGCCCTCCGGTCATTACATCCGAGGGCAATGAAACACTGAGGGTATTCACGCGTCGATCCCCACCAGGGGCCAGCATGGTCGTATAGTAGTTGTTCGCATTGAATGGAGAGGGTTCCCCCAACACATTCACAGCCGAACCAACCACAGTTTCATGTAAGCTGGCATGAAAGACCGAAGCGGCGCGACCTTCCCAATTCCCGACAACGGTTGTGACAATCACGTTGTGATCCCATACTGCCCGCTCAATCGCATCGGAAAAGTCTTTGAGCATGCCGTTTTCATGCGCTGAACTTGCAGGCGTACGAGCCATGAAACGCAACGGATTCACGTTCGGAGCGTAATAGTCAGGCCACAAAGGGTAAAGCTGATATTGCGGATCATTGGGCGCTGGCCAGAAGGCATCATTGACAGCCGCCATGCCTGCAATGTGAATAACCTCTGCGCCCTGTGCCACAGCCAGATCAATGGCCTCGTCAATCGTAGCCAGAGAGGCCCTGACGGGGATAATCCGGGCTCGTGCAAACACACCCGCCGTACCAATAGAGTTGTGCTGGGCGGCAATGACGGACGCAGCGCATTGACCGTGGGCATTAGAGCTTGTCGGCACGATCCCATCCCAGACGGGCGGATTCGTATTCGTGCCGCCCTCAACGGTGTTGATGCCGGTTTCGTAGACCCCGGCCAGATCAGGATGTCCCTGACTACCGGGGTAAACGTCAATCACTGCCACCTTAACATCACGCGGGGCATCGCCTAGAACACTGGCGTATGTTTCTCCCTCAAGGATTTGACGCATAGGCCACTGATAGCGGCTATAAGCATCTGCCGTCGATGCAGTGCTATCCACCTGTGCATTCGTAACGACATAATCCGCCGAAACGCAATTTGTGTACACTGCTGCATCTGGGGATGATCTCGTATTGCAGGTCATAGCTGCCGAAGCAGGCAGAGCCATGAGAATAAACGCCGCAATTGAGATAATGGATTTCATGCAAGTCCGTCCTGTCCGCGCCGGTCGATCCAGCCGAGAGTTACCATATTGGAAGTTGTAGGAGTGCCAGTTGTATTGGTCTGGGCGAAGTAAATCTGCCTGGAAGCATTCGTGAAGAAAACGGGAGGGGGCGTCACGACCTGAATATCCGCGCTATCGCCCGCACCAGTGCCAATCGTCAGAATAGTTGCGGTAACGCCCCCCTGAGCAGCAGAGCCGACCGATATGTCAGCAAGGACAGAAACCCCAACATCTACACGGAAGCGCAAGATAGGGGCTACAACGATGCCAGCAGGCACCGACAGGGCGAACAGAGCGGCGGCAGCAGCGGCAGTGTTATTTCTATCGGTTATAGACACAGAGCGCATGAAAACATCGCCGTTCTGATAGAACGGAATGACAGTGCCCAACTCGCGCAAGATCGATCCAATACGTCGAAACTGGGTGTAATTAGCGGGTAATGTCGGTGCTGTTGCGGACAGCGAAAACAGCACATCTACAACACCTGTGTCTGGGCGCCTGATGGCAAAGACATGGTATGTGTTGTTACCCACAACACCAGTATCGAGTCCGCCCTGATTGGTTCCCACAGCCCATGTCGCATCAGTACGCTTGATGATTGAATTGGCGAGAACCAAAGACGAGGCGCCTGACGTATCGATAGTGACGCCAGAAGCAATTCGAATGTCATTCGTAAGGTCGCCAGCATCGTTCGCCAGGGCCATGCCAAAGATGGCACCGCGGATTTCGCTCAGAAGAGTCAGAGTGCCGCTGTAGTAGGGGGCGGTCCATGTGCGGGTGGTTGCGGTGGGTAGGCCGGAAAGGTCGAAGGCAACTAGCTTGGTTTGATCCGTACTGTCACGAAGGCGGAAGAGCGAGGTCTTGAACCAGCGCTTGAGCATGCCTGCCAAGTTACGGAAGGCATTATCCACCATGTAAGGGTACATTTGGCCCTGAACGATGGTCGTTCCAGAGATATCGGTGTTGTTGTTGTCAACCTCATCGAATTGACCGATTTCATTTTGGGCCATTGGACACCTTCAGGCTGCTGAATACGGATACCATTTATTATCCAGAAATACTATATGCGGAGGAATTCACCCAATTCGATATCCTCCAGAACCGTAAAGAGAGGCCAAAATTGCAGGGTCAAGTTCCATCGCAATGAGCCTGTTTCCATCCCCACTACTTGTCTCTCCTCTCACCCGGTCTTCAACAGTCTGGGAACCTCGTGCACTTGCGTTTGCCGCCTCATAAGCAGCGGATGGGCTATAGCCTTGAGCCCTGAAGGCCTGAATTGGCGTCAGGCTTGGTGGCGCTCTGTAGGAGTTGGCGCCATTCACAACAGCGCGGAGCGGGAGCCCCGCATTCTGCGCAGCCGCTATCTGTGGCAGCATAGCTGATGTTACGGCCATGCCTTGGGGGATTCTGACTGGATTTGTGGCGCTACCGACCATCGGACGCGCATTCGCTGGCCTAGGGGACGGGGCTACGTTGGCGGCAAACGTGGACACAGACGGAATGGCAGGAAGAGGAAGTGCAGCGAACTGCTGGCGCGTAAGTCCAGCAGGCCCATTGATTGAGACATCATAAGCCTGAGCAGCATTGCCGGGGGCAAGCCGCGCCGGAATGGTTGTCGCAACGCGCTGCCCTAGCTGTTCCGCCCGCTGCGCATTGATATTGGCTGCTGAGCTACCAACAGACGGTATCGACGGGATAGGCGGCAACGCTCGCTCTACGTTGCTCTGATTAGCCGTCAGTGCCGCTCTACGGGCAGCGTCGTTGATCTGCGCAGCCGTGGGCCGTTGAGCGGCGCTATTGAACGGAACCGACTGCACAACGCGAGTGGTTGGCGGTTGTCCAATATTAGACGGCGGAAGTTCAGGGAGGCGAGCACGAGCCGGGGATGGCGTGAGTGAGCCTAGACCACCCGTTACCGTTGTCGGCGTCATATCTGGGATATGGTACGAATAGATATTGCCGCCATCAGCCGTTAGGCGAGGCGTGACAGGGTTCTGCGTCGAAGCCAGCATATCGACAGCACGAGTTGCATTCACATTCCCACGCGGCGCATTGAGTGCGGCCATGGAAGTCGTGACGATGTCGGGCGCTGAAGGCCTGCGCTGGGGAAGTGGAACGTTCGGGGACGGCGTAACCTGTGCCCGTTGAGCGTCAACGCTTTGAAGCGGGTTCCTCATCTGCCGTAGATCAGGCGTCATTGTTGCGGGCATAGGGGCCACACGGGGTCCAACAACATCTGTTAGTGTCGCAACCTCTGGCAGTTCACCGGGCGGGATTAGAGGCCCATAGGCAGATTGCGGAACATCGCCAGAGGCGTAGAAGCGGTGACCTCCGATGGTCGCCACCGGCTTCATGTTCCTAGCCCAAGACGGCATTACATCGCCGCTTAGGAAATGATCGGCGCCGGGCACAGGGTTTGGGATAGTCCCTGCCTGCACACCATTTACAATGCGCTCAACCTTTGCCCTGAGTGATGGGTCTTGCTGTGCTCGCTTTGCACCACTACCAGGATTGGTGTATCCATCAAAGCCAGACTTGATAACCTGATCAGGTGTTTGGCCTCTGGCTGCGGCTCTCTGTTGGATCGCCCACGCTGCCGCGATCAGACCGGCATCACCTTCGCCGCCCGATTCAGCAATCAATGTATCGATGAGGTCTTTAGAGGCCATTGACGTTTCCCCAAGCTAGGGCGATATTCCGGTTACGAGAGATGAGGGATGAAATGAACGAGAAACCAACAGACGGATTTGCAGGACGAGGCGCCCAATGGTGGTTCGGAGTCATTGCGATGGGCGTTCTATTTGGCCTGATGGCGTGGTTCAAAACCATCTCCTAGGTTCCTGAGTAGCTTCCAGCGCCGTTTACCGTAACACGAAGAGGCGCAGTCGGCTGCGGCTGCATTCCTGCCGCTCCGCCCATAACAGCACCTCTTGCCGCACCCTGTAGCCCGATCTGGATAGCCTCAAGGGCCGTTCTGTGCTCGGCGCTCAGGGCCGCATTCTGAATTGCTCTCTGGAGGGCAGCAGGGTCACCGGACGCAAGAACCTCACCGATACGAGCCATAACCCGTTCGTCCACTTTCTTGCCAAGTACCTGAAGGCCTCTACGACCAGCCGCTACAAGCCCTGCCATAGATGCGGCTTGGGTCCAGTCACCGCCAGAAGCAAAATACCCACCAGCGCCGCCAACCACGCCAGCCGATATAAGCTGTTGAGCGGTTGAGGAATTGCCACTCACAGCGCTCCGAAGCTGATCGACAATGGCTTCGACACGAACGAAAGCCTCAAGCTCACGTGCCTTATGAGCGCCTAGAGCAAGTTCATTCATCTCTCTGCGGGCCTGCGAGCCAAAAACCTGATTGATCACGTTTACGCGGTCACGAGACGCCTTGATTGTGTCGATCAGTTCAGACGCATAACCGATAGAGAATGCATCGCGCTCGGCCTGAGTGAACTGGCCAAATGCCTTCCGCGCTTCCGGAATAGCCCTGGGCGACGTAGCGAACTGTTTGCCCGCATCAATAGCATCTTCAGCCCCGAAGAACTGCGCAGCACCACGCCGAGCCTGATTAAATTCCGGAACAGCATTGTCGAGCACGCTATTCAACTGGCGCCGCATATCCCCGATTTGACCAGCAAGGAGATTGTCACCATTCCGCTGTGCTAGCTCACTAGAATTACGGAGATTGCGCTGCACGATGTCCCAAAACTCAAGGTTTGGGAGAGCATATGATCCATCTGGTAGCTGCCGCAGTGTAACAGTGCCATCAGGCCTGAAAACAAAGGGGTTTCTGATCGCATTTCCACCGCTAACCGCCGCCGCGTTCGTTGAGGTTTGCTCAGCCGCATTGATAGCCTGCCTAAAGGGGTCGGCCTGCATGAGGTTGCGGATTTCGGGTGTCCAGATAGCTTTTGCCTGTGGAGCATCATACGCAGCCCGGTAGGCGGGCTGGTTTGCTTTCCTTGCACCCTGACGTAGAGCATCCTGAAGCGCGAGATCGTCAGTCGCGCCATTCATTAGACGCTGGATGAATCTCACGGCACGAGGGCCTTGGGTTTCAAACCTGTCTGATACCGTCGCGTTCAAAGACTGCGCTGCTTCTGGTGACACATTAGACGCGGTTCGGGCGAGGGTCCGAAGTGGCGCCCCGCCTCTATCTGCATTGATTACCGGGGTTCCGGCCTGCGCTGCTACTGCCTCATCAGCCTGAGTCATACCTAGCCGTGCTGGACCATTCTCACCCTGCTGAAGAGCGAGGCCAATACGCCGCGTTACCTCATTCTCTCGGTTGAAGGCGGTTTGTACAGGACGGATTACATTGTCATAGACCGCACCGCTGCCTCGCTTGATCAGTTCCCCTCCCAACGGAATAGCTGCCGAAATAAGAGAGGGGCCAACAGCATCAGCCAGTGCATCTGTAGGTTTCGCCCCACGAACCATATTATCGGCTGCGGTAAGGCCAAGCGTAGACAGGCCAGAGTTAAGAAGTTGACCGCCTTGAAACCCTGCCGTTGCGTTAGCAACCGAACCAGTGACCGGACTGGATGCAATTCGAGGAAGAAGGTTTCCGGTCAGACCAAGCGCATTAGCGCCAGTCGTTGATAGTCCACCAACGCCGAAAGAGCCAAGGGCGCCGCCAATATTACCGCTTACGCTGGCGACAGGGTTTGCGGCAGCAAGTTCTTCTCGACGCTTCCGGACAGCCTCACGAGCCTGATTGTAATCTCCACCTGTGAGTTGAGCACCAATGCCTACAAGATTATCTGAAATGCCCTGAGCCATCGGACCGATGACAGGAATGCCGTTAACCAAACCGCCGAGGGTTGCAGAGGTAGCGCCGAGAATATCGGGTCGCGCTGGCTGCTGGACGGGCAATGCAGGCGCTGCCGTATCAGTGCCGGGGCCGAACCGGCTCATGCTAGATGCAGCGGCTAGAGCTTCGTCCTGCTGCGGCGCCGCGCCAAGAGATGCGGCAATCTCATCCACCGTAGCCTGCTGCTGTTCAGGGGACATGCGGAGAAATTCGTCTCCAACTGTCACGGTCTGATTGCCGATTGTGAGCTTTGCCATTTACTCCCCCCCAATGCTCCACGGAACGCCGCTGGAGGTGGTTCCGGATGAGGTTGGCGTGGTAGCGCCATATCCGCCCATAGAGCCCGCTTGGGCCTGTAGCTTGGCATACCCAGCGCTCACGGCCTGCTCCAGATCGGTTAGTGACTTCTCAAACAGAGCCTTGTCGCCTCGCGTCATCGCTTCTTCAAGGTTCGAAATGGCGCCTTCTGCCTTTCGGCTTTCAAAGTCGGTAATCTGGCCTCCGCCACGAAGCACTTCGCGGGCCTCAAGGAAGGTTCTGTTGATTAGGCGGTTTGTCTCAACCTGGAACTTGGCACGTTCCGACTGAGGCAGCGTTGGCAGCATCTGCTGGGGGACGCCAAGGATGTTACCGAACTGCTCCTCCATCCCCTTCGCTTGATTCCGAACGTTCTGAATCGCGCTGAGTGTCTGCTGCGTCGTTAGCTCCGCCGCTGGTAGATCGAACTGCGCCGCACCAGTGTTTTTGCCAAACATCGAACCAGCCGCACGATCAGCATTTAGGTCATATGGGCCAAGAAGCGAAACCCCCTCTGGCGTTCTGGCTGGGATGAGTTCGCCGGTGTCCGAGGGCTGAAGATAGACTGGATTGCCTTGGGCATCACGCCCCCATTGCCCACTTAGGCTAACGCGGGGGCTTCCGTTTGTATCGCCGGGTGGCGAAATCCACTGTCCACTTGTTTTATCGTACAGATGACCGCCAACACTCATGAGGTTATCGCCGCCGCCCGCCTGCGCTGTCAGGACCGCACTAAATGCAGTACCGGGATCAACGGCGCCGCTTTCGACAGCAGCAAGCCACTGAGTCTGTCCATTCTGACGCAACCATTCAGTAGTCTTGTTGAGAGTATCCTGCTTCTGCGCCTCTTCCTGCTGAAGGAGGGCATATGCATCGTCTCGAACAGCGCCTTGACCAGCATTGGCTAGGCCATTGGCGATTCCTTCGCCCCAACTATTGCCGCCTGCAATACCAGCAGCAAGCCCAAGAAGAGCATTGCGATTAGATGTAAGACCTTCGTACAGAGGATTTCCGCCCCACCCCAGAGATTGACCGATGCGAGGAATAGCCATGCGTTGCTCCTAGAGGAAACTGGCGAGGCCAAGGGCGCCGCCGAGCAAGGTCTGAAACGGATTAGGCGCTGGCTGGGTGTTCGTCGTGGTCTGGCCTGCCGCTCCAGCCGTGCCGTTGAGGATCGATGACGTGCGGGCAAGGTCATTCCAACCTCGATTTGCCTGCGCATCGAAAAGATTGGCTTCCGCAGTGCGTCGAGCAAGCGCATCAGCATCGAGAATCGAACCAGCCGCAACCTGCGCCTGTCCCGGCGCCAGAGAGGCTGCGAACAAATTGGGCAGCGCATTAGCCGCCGCCAACTGACGGGCGTTATCGTTTTGGTAGTTCTGGTAGTCCAGATTGGCAATCGTATTGGATACGCCACGATTAGCGGCGTTCACATTGGCACCGCCTGCAAATCGGCCACCTGCATTAAACGAGGCATTCGTTGCAGCAAGGGTATCATCAATTGCGTTCTGGCGAAGCGAGGCATAGCCGGGGTCGTTCATCCCCATCCTGTTGCCCGCAGCAATCTGACCAAATTCGTCAATGGTACTTCGAATGCCGTTGGAATAGCCGTTATTGTTCGCCGCGCCTGCGATGGCATTCACGCCGCCCGTAGTGGTCGAACTGAGCCCGGTGTAGAGCGGATTGCCATAAACCTGACTGCCCTGCGCTAACTGGCTCTGAAGCCGATCAGCGAGGTTGTTCGTCAGCGCAGTGACCTGCGGAGAGTTACTTGTGGTTGACGAGGAGGATTGTTGTGTGCCGCCGCCCATTTATGCAGCCTCTCTATTAAGAACTTTTCGCAACAGATTGGGCTCCGGCGCTTCGGTCATTAACTGAAAGTCAGTTAATATCCTGGACCAATCCCTACCACAAATGCGCACTTCAGTACAACCGATAGCCGCCATCTGCTCGGTCAGCCACTGCATGCCCTCGCGCATCACGCGCAAACGCACTTTGGGGCCTCCTAGAAGGCTGGATGTTCCGTACTTGATCCAACACACCGCATCCGGCGTAATCTCAAGCACAAGAGCCCCGCTGCCCTCCTCGCCCATGGCCCAGACAAAGAGATTACGACCGTTTATAAGATCGCTCTTGAGGTCTTCCATGGATGCATTTGGCACGCCACGAACGCATGGCCAGATGGCCTCTGCGATCTCGGGCCACTGCCCTGCAACCTGACTTGCTCTGACGGGAACGAACATCATGCTCGCACCCCTGTGGCGTTCGGGCTGAAGTAGTTAACGATCACTGAGCACGTACCAGCCGACACCGTTACGCGAAGTTCCCAACCTTTGATCAGAACAAACGGCTCATCATAGACAATCGTCTGGCGAGCCGTCATGGCGCCAAGATTGCGCTTGTAATAGGTGATGGCGTTGATGGGATCGTAGCAGGCAATCGTCAGGTTCGGGGTTCCGCCACTAACCTCTGTCACCTCTATGGATGCAATCGTAACCGGACGGTTATTTATGTTCCTTGGCGTAACGTCATTAGCTGTGGCGCCCACCGTATTGAAGTAGTCGGTTAGGAGGGTCGTTCCTGTAATGAAGTAGCTCATTTAGGCCCTCCATTCGTTTGTGCACGGAGATGGTCAAGGCCTCTCGCGAACGTCCATTGAGCACCGGCAAGGAAGTATTCGGTGAAAGCGACGTTCATTCCACGCCCCCTGAGAGGAACGCGACCGCCATTCACCTTTGGCATTGCGGGCTTCCACGTGATTGTTTCGTCAAGCCTGTCCTTGACGCCAAGTGCGAGGGTGCTTGTGGCGCAGTCGTTGATGGGCGTAATCCACGAGATGAGACCTGTTTCGCCGCTATTGCTGGTTGCCGTGCGGATTTCACCCTCAATCGAACTACCCGTGAACGTGGCGTATTTATAGTTCTCATCGAGCGCTGCAAAGACCGGCTGGCCACCTTGGAAGAATCGGCTATCCAAAAGGATATCGATATCGTCCAAGACCCCGTAATCCGTCCCCATCGCGTCCAGAGTAATGCCGGGAGTAGCGATCTGGGTCAGGTAGGTGATAGCGCCCTGACGGGTTGACCACTTATCAAACTCCCACGAGTAACGAATGGCATTCTGGTAAACCGTAGCGCTTGGATTGCTCAGAGCGGGATAAAGCCACATCACGGCCTTGCTCAGCGGGTCCATTGCCGCCCGAACGCGAGGCATATCAGCCACCGCAACCTGACCATTGAACCAATCATCAATACGACCAGACCCAATGTGCTGAATTCCGTTGCCGGTGTAGGAGTTAAAGCCATCTGTGGATAGCCAATAGGCAATGCCATCCAATCCTGCGATTGAACGGCGACCAACACTTCCCCGCCCATCCGAAATCTTGAGCAGCGAGAACGCGCCTGTCGCATTACCACCAAACTGCATCAGCCTCAGAGCATTATCCTGAAAGATCAGGGCCGCGTTGTTCTTGAGGTCAATCCCTCCAACAAGGCGCCCACCATCCTCAACCTGCTGATAGTCAGAACCCGCCCCAGTGAAATCATTCGGATTGCCGAGAACTGAGGTACGAATAAGCCGATTGTCGCGATTGCCCGCATCATCTTCACAATCACAGGCCACCACATAGTTGGCACATACGAAGATATCGCGAGGGGCGCCAGCTTCGGGAATGGCTACGAATGCACCGCCCAATTCGATGTCATAGCGCATCATGCCCTGCGTTGTATTGGTCGCGAGCAGATAGTTGCCGTATTGCGCAAGGCTCCAGTCATCATCGGCGGTTAGCGCAAAACCTGCTTGAACCAAGTCCCATCCGAAGGAGGCATTAAGCTGATAGCAAGAGGTGTCGGTAAAGGCGAAAACCACGTTCGTTCCGTTACGCTGGAACATCGAAATGACGCCACGAGGCGCGGAAGGCAATGATGCAGCGCTGGCAGCGGCCACAAGACCCGGTGCGGGACCATAACCTTCGACAAGCGGTGAAACGCCGTCAGCAACCATTACAGCGCCAGGAGCGGTTTCCCCCGCATCCGGCGCCCACTGTCCATAAACAAACTGCATTTAGACCGCCTGAACGGGAAGGCGAGACCCGTTGCGCCCATACTGAGCAATGGTGTTCTGAAGATTAAGGCTTGAAATGATCTGTGACGCCTGAGAAGCCATGGCCGAGGCCGTACCCCATTCCTGCCCGAAGGCATAAAGTTGGCTCTGGCACATCCAGAGATATGCATCAGGGGCAATATCAATCAGCCAGTTTGTGGGATTTGAAGCTGAGAGGCTCAGGAGCGTTGCGTAGATCGTGCCGTCGAAGCTTCCAGCGTAATAATTGCCATCCCCTGAGATCAGAACACGCGTACCAGTGACTTCCCACCTTGCCGGGTAGCCATTGGCATCATCAAGATAGCGCACGCCAAGGAAGCCCGTAGGCAGCGTTGCGTAGCCATCGGCATCAGTGGCAAAGGTATAGCTCTCTTCCCGCTGGTAGCCCATTAGCTCGCGTCTGATCGCTGCTTCAGCGAGGGCAATTGCCTCTTCTAGCCTGGCATCGGTATATCCGCGCTCTGTCCAGTCATTAAGCGACAGCTTCAGGGAGGCAAAATCCGTAATCATACGCGGGAATCCCTTGTCCTGAAGGCGTGGTTGTCTGAATCGTTCAACCAGCGAGAGATGAACTTCTCATCGCCCTGATTTCCGGCCTCAGACAGGCCGCTGTCGTGAAAGATATTGAGGGGGACGCTGGCGACGTGAGCAAATTCGCCCATTCTCGTCCCCGCTGTAGCGGCCCTAGCAGCCGCATTGTCGCGCACAAGCTGCTCGGTTGGGTAGTCGGTGCGAATGATGAGCTTATCGCCGTCCCACAGCTTCCATACGGCCCTCTGGCCGGGAATGGAGAGGTCGTGGTCAAGTTCCCAGTTTCCATCAGTGATACGCATCGACTACCCTTTTCAATTAGCCCGGAAGCGGGTCGTTACGGCGAGCCTTGCCTTCGTTGATAAGCTGGGTAGCTTTCGACTTGGGAAGGTTCAGTTCGGTGCCCGCAGGGGTGCGCTTGTCTTCCTCGGCCCAATAGTCAGCCTCAAGGGTAACCGGGATTTCCGGTTCCTTATCAGCCTTGGTAGCCTTGTCGTAGTTAACATCGCCCATTTCTGCCGGGGGAACGGCGCCCTTGACCTGAAGATCGGCGCGGCCTTCGCGAGCCTGCTGAATCTCGGCACGGAGACGGTTATCATCCCAATCTTCGTCTACTTCGATCAGCAGTTCCAGAGCCTTGGCAACCAGCATGGTATGCTCATCGAGCTTTACGCCCGACTTCACAGCCTTGGGAGTTTCCTCGGTCGCAAGACGCTTGCCGTCATCAGACATAGGAGCGCCTGACTTGGCTTCCTCGCTGGGACCAGCAACGTCCTCTTCGTCAGAGTTCAAGGCAGCGTCTTCAGCCTTGGCTTCATCAACCTTCTTGCGAAGGGTTTCAGGCGACCAGCGCTTATCCGGGTCTTCGCCGGTAAGAGCCTTATACTGAGCCTCAAGAGCAGTGCTCATTGGTTTAGTCCTTTCTTAGACAGCCGCCGAGAACGGCGTTACTTCAGTGCCAGTGCCGGAACCATTCATCTGCACCAGCCATACGTTAGCCTGAACGTCTTTGAGGGTGATAAGGTCGCCCTTGATCCCGCCTTTTGTTGAACCGTTCATGGTGATGGTGTCAGACGTGGCAGTCGTTTCGAATGAGGCAACCGTGTCACCCGCATCCTGAGCAAGTACCGCTACGCCTGCCATGGTGTCGCTAGCGTTCGCCACCTGGATAATCACGTTGTTAGACGTAACCGTGGTGCCGATCATGATGTTGAACGTCTTGCCGGAACCGTAGGAGGCTGGCAGCGTCAGGGTAAGCCCCGCCGCCGCATTCACCGTGCAGATGGTCTCAGTGTGAGAGTCATTCAGCGTGGTCGATGCTGTGATATTGATAGGCTGAAGAGAGGGCATGATCTCTATTCCTTAGCTAGCAGCGGTGAGGCCGAACAGGTCAGCAATAACGCCAAGACCGGCTTCGTTCTTCACACGCAGAGTGCCTTCGCCAATGATGACGAACTTCTTCGCATCACCAGTCTTTGCAATATCCGGGTCTTCCTTGATCGGGCGCAGCCATGCCCAGTCGAGCATATCCGGATCGATGAAGAAGGCGCGACGGGCGGCGGCGGCAGAAGTCGCCATGACGCGGTTGGGAACGATGTTCAGCTTGCCAAATGGGCCTTCATAGATATCGGCAGTACCAACGATGGTGTTCTTGCCGCCGCCGTTCGTGGTGTAACGGAAGGCTGCAACGTTGGCGTCCGACATGAAGGTCACGAACACTGACTTATTGTACGGCGATAGCACGAGATTGCGCGTTTCGCCGCCAGAGTTGTAGACCGCCGAAGACACGGTATCAGTCAGGGCCTTGGTGAAGGCGCGCTGCGTGCCGGTGGTTTCAGCAACGGTCAGCTTGGTGCCGGTATTAAAGCCGCCATTAGCACCGCCAGCGCCACGGGAGACGTTGGTAACGAGCCAGGAGGGAAGACCACCGGACACGCGAGTAGCGCCAGCCACAGAGGCCGTATTGGAGACGATGGACAGTTCCACATCCTTACGGACCTGAATGCCTGCCTTGATCTTCTTCTCAGCCAGCTTTTCGTTATTGCCAGCGTTATCGACAGCTTCCTGGGTGTTGGAGATCAGGCCAGATTCACGGAAAATCTGGGTGTAGTTACCAACACGGGTCGGCGGCGCAAGCACGTTGAAGGTGTATTCGTCGCCTTCAACCTGTGCGTTTGCAGCCGGAGCGCGGAGAGTGTCAGTCTCCCATTCCGGGTGCGTGGAAGACGCCTTGGTCTTCGGGATCATCGTATAGATGGGGGTATCTTCCGGGGTGATACGGGAGACGATATTCGAGAGCTCTTCGCGGTTACCGACGCCGGTAGTGGAGAGCAGGGTATTGGTAATTGCAGCCATAGCGGCCTATCCTTGTGATTGACTTGCGAGGTACGCGGCAACGCCGTCCTTGACGCTGCCAGTTTTGTCCAAGCGGTCCATTGCTGCCTTTTGCTCCCGCGACCGTACTTCAGCACCGCTCAGACGCTTTCCGCCCTTTTGGACGGGTGGGCGCTTCTCTGGCGGCGTTGCTCCGGTCTTCGCGGCCTTCTGCTTAGCCTGCAACTTGTCCCACGCTATCGCCTTGCGCATAACCACAACGTACTTTGGATTAAGGGGAAGTTCCCCAAGCTCTTCAGCACTAAGCCCGTACTGATTGCCAAAGTCCTTGATATCAGCCACGAGGGATTCAAGGTTCTTCGGGTCTTTCAGTTCTGGAGCAAGTGTGGTCAATTCCTCCCATGAGGAGGCAAGGCGCTCATTCCTGGTCTCGTCGGCCTTGGCTTTATCAGCGGCCTTTGCCGCCTCTAGCTGGCTTTGGATATAGGTCTGATGCTGCGTGAAATTGTCGTAGTACAGTTTGGCCGTATTGTATTCGCCCCATGCTACCGGGTCCACTGCGTAAGGGACATTCGGCATCTGAGGGGCTTGTGGAGCGAGGGATTCCAGGAGCTTAGAGGTATACTCAAACTGCTGGTGCAACTCACTTTCGCGCTTGGTGACAGTTTCACGAGTGGCTTGGAATGCTTTAACCTCTTCCGAATGCGCCATCGTCTTCTGTCGGTAGTCCCGGTCCATCAGGTTCCCGGACTTCAACTGGGCGATGGTTAGGACCGTTCCGTCCGGCAAGCGAACCTTGGCATCGTCGTTTGCAAAGCGACCTCCGCCAATCTCTTCTTGCTCATCGTCGTCTTCGTCGTCAGGTTGACCTTCGTCATCCGGTTCGCCATCCTCTTCAGGATCGGCACTCTCGCTATCCTGATCGTCATCCGGTTCGGTTTGGCCGTCATCGGCTCCTACATCGGGCTCAGCTTCAAGATTGTCGTCAGAGTTGGCGTTATCGTCAGCCGTAGCTTCAGACGCGCCGGTAAAAGCCGCAACGGCCTCTTCCATCGAAAGGGGGGCATCGGTGTCAGCAGTCGTCATAGGTTTTCACCTTCGGGATAGGCCGATCCTTCCGCCGCTTGTCCTTTCGGGGCATTGGTCTGGTTGTCGGCTGGGTTAAGCGCGATCTGGAGCATCTGCCGTCCTTCCGCGCAAAATCATGCCTGCAATCTCCGTTGTGAGACCTTCAACTGCCTTGATAACGGCGCGTTGCTCAACAATCTGGAGGCGCAGGGAATTGATATCGAGGCCCTGAACGACAGCCTCAGCAAGAGAGGCGTAGAGCGCTCCAAGCGTCTCATTTGCCCCAGCGTGTACAGCCTTAACAGCAGCAGCAAACGCGGCATCGGTACGCAACCGCTCCGCTTCATCAGCCAATCGCTTTTGGGCTTCAGTTGTCATTGCTTAACCGCTTTCAAGTTAATTGTATCAGACACGCCAAAAACTGCAAGGTTAGCCGATATCGCCGCCTAGCTGCACATCGCCAACCTGCCCCGTGTTTGCCGGGGCGCCTGCGGTTGCTAGTTCCTTCTGAAGGTTGATCTTTGCGTAGCCAAGCTCACGAGCCAAATCGAGTTCATCCACAAGGCTTGCCCGCTTGATATCGAACTGACCTGCAATACGCTCTCGTTCCAGTTGCGCATCGATTTCTATCTGTCGCATCTTCTCTTGGGACTTCAGATAGTCGCTGCGCTCTTCGGCTGCGGTATTGGCAGCGAGTTCCGCCATCTTATACTCATGGGCCTGCTGCTGTTCCTGCATCTTGGCCTCTTGCTTCTTTTGTTCGATTTGAAGCTGGGGAGGCGGCTGGCTCTTCGCCTGTTGTGCTTGAGCCTTGAGGTTCGCCACCTTCGTTTCATCGAAATCAATGTAATAGAATTCGGAGTCGCGAATCCCAGCAGCCTCCGTTTGCTGGCGCATGGTCTCGACAATCTTGGGCAGCATGTCGATAGCGTCTTCCGTGGCACCATTCTGCATAAGCTGGCTAGCCAAGGTCATCTGGTTAGAGGCCACACCCTGAAGCATCATCATGTCGCGTTGGCGGTTGCCCGTTCCAAGGCCGAGATTGATGGTAATGCCCATATCGGCATTCCAGTGCTTCGGGTTAACTTCAATCAGCTTCTTGCCGATGCGAAGGTTACGTGGGCGATCCTGGTGCTTGATCTCCATCTTGAGGAGGGCGCGGAAGATAGGCGTCCAGCCAAGCTCGGCCATATCACGCGCAACCATTTCTGTCTGACTGTAACTAGCGTCGTGGTTGTTCTGGTTGGCGGTAGCGGTCTGGTTCTGAAGCACATCTGGGTCAAGCGCCATTGCCTGACGGCTCTGCCCTGTACGCTTGGCCAGCATATCGTCAGCATAGGCCAGGGCTTCATAGCCATGGTTGGCCACAAAGGGCACCGGAAGAGGCGTCACACTAGCACCGGGCTTACCAAACACGTGTTCCCCGAAGGTCGGCGAGAACAAAGCATCGGGATTGACGATTTCACCCTGAACGAACATGCGCGGGTTATTCGATGCATAGGTATTGTCGAAGACCTGACGGATCATGGCCGTCTTCATCTTCTGGATAGGCATCGTGGCGTCTGCTAGGGACTTGCCAGCAAACTTATGCGGCACTGGTTCCCACGGGATGGAGTAGAACAATTGTTCGTCTTCCCAGACCTCCCAGTCGAGAAGTTCGCCCCCACTCTCGGAACCGGCATAGATGATGCGCACGGTCTCAGCCATGCCATCGTCATCAACGTCCACTTCCATCATGATCTCCCAACGGTCAATCAGTTCTGTGGATTTGTCCGTTGCATCATCGGTGTCGCGATAGTTCTGACGCGCATAGTCTTCCGGCGTATCGTCATCATCCGCGCCGATATTCTCAATCAGCTTACGGTCAAAGCCCTCCTTGATCAGGTCGGAGCGTGTAGTCGGCTCTCGATGGGCTCTGAAGCGTGATTCTTCAATCGTCGTAGCATCTGGGTCGAGAAAGAAGTTCTCAGGTGGAATAACCTCAAGGCGGCGCCTGCTCTTGCGGCACATACGCCGTAGCTTCACCTCGTGGACGTTGACCTCCATTTCCGTGACAACGCCCGTCTCAAGGTCTTGGACGGGCATCATCTCCGTGGTCGTGGTCTGATTGGTGATCTCGACTTCAGGGTCTTGCTCCAGAAGTGCCAGTTGCTCATCGCTCAACCCGTCATGGAAGCTAACCTTGTATTCCGGGTTATCGTCGTTCCAGAGCTTGATAATGGCGTACTTGCATAGACCCGCGTCAACGATGGAGTCACGGACGATCTTGTAGCCAGGGTTATCCTTGAGGAATACGTAGTTCAGGAGATGTGTGGCATTCTCTGCATCATCATCGTCGTCAATACCAACCGGCTCTGCAAGCACCATGCGATTGGAGCCCAGAAACACATCAACAAGCTGAGGCGTCATCCAGCTAAGCGTATCGTCAACGTCCATCGACATAACGGACGAACGGCCCTTCTCGGACTTTAGATCGTTCATCACGCCATTGAAGTATTCTATGGCTTTCTGTCGATCCGTCGCCACCTCGGAGGATGAGGTTGACTCACTGGATTTGATGGCCTTCTGCACCATTCCTTTGAGGATGTCGTTTGTGATGGGCATTATGCGATGCTCCGCTCCAGCGACTTAGCGCGGGTGTTTTGAACTGGCTTGTATGGGGAAACAGGTTCGGCGAAAGTCAGAGCTACTGCGTCCCACTCGTCAGGCGATCTAAGCCCCCGGTCGCGCATGTGTTCCTTACTTTCCAGCAATAACCTGCTGTTTGCATCGTAATGGTAAGAAGGCCCACAAGCATCGGCTTGCAGGCTGTCTTCATCTGGTATATCAGCGCCACCCGGCTCGTCAAGCCAATCGCGGCTTCGCTTCCACATCTCCGCCCTACGGTTCTTTGGTCCGGGGCGCTTTTCACCCGTTGGCAATATCTCGAATTCGTCTTGTGGCGATCCTGCGAAATCAATCGGAACCCACACCTCTGAGTATGGCGCGCCCCACGACTTAAGCATGTCATACACGCCAGCACCAACGCCGCCCACATCGATAAAGCCTCGATCAAGCTTCTCAGTATCGGTTACTTGCTTAAGCCAGTTTGCCCCGGCAACCACGTCGATCTTTGACCGGCTTTCTTTCTTGGTAATCTTACGACCTTGGCGAATAACGAGGGAGAACCTGTCGTTTCCGAAGCGCGCCGGGTCTGCACCAGCAATGCGTGGGCCAACACCTTCAATCCCCGCCTTTCGTGCTCTCATCACCATCTCAGGTTTAATGAAACCATCATGGCCAGTCGCCTGAAATGCCTCTGCTGCTGTCGCTGGGTATTCTTGCTTGAATAGCAGAGGGTCTTTAAGTTCGGCAAGCTTTGCTCGCCGCCACGCCATTTGACCCGCTGTAAGCCCATACAGCGCCTGATAGTCCCGTTCATCGTCGTCTAGTTTGAAGTCATCCGGAACATCTCTGGAATAGGCCTTTTCCCAGAACCACGGAATGAAAATAGCAATGTAGTCACCTAGGCCTGCTTCTGCCTGTTGCCAGCGCTCATGAAATTCCCCCCCAACCCCGTTAGCCGTGCTTTCTAGGATGATCTCTGTCCCAGTAAGATCGGGAATAGCTTGGACAACGCCAGCGAAGTGAGTAGCAGCGTTTGGCCAGAATGCAGCCTCTGATCCATGGAATAGCTGAATGGTCTGTGACCGACCTACTGCCTTGGTTCCTGCCGTTCCAACTGCATAGCCACTTTCGAGCTTATCGAAGAATAGTTCCTTGGCGTTGGCAGCACCTGTGGACGGCTTTACAAGGGATGGACAATGTTCATGATACCGCTCAACCATGCCGAAGAGGTTGTTTGTTGCCTCTTGCTCGTGGGTGAGGATGAAACAACGAAGGCCGCGATGATGGCTGACGCGGTGGTAGAACCTGCCGCCTACATAGGTGCTGATGCCCTGTTGGCGCCCCTTCAGGATGAGCGCCCGAACCTTTCCGGTCTGTTTCTTCTGAAGCTCTAGGCGGAGATGAACGTATTCCTGGGCATCGTTAAGAGTGAACGGCTCAATTGCACCTGCCTTTGTCCGAATACGAAGGCAACGAGGAGCATAGTGCGGGTAGTCATCTTTTAGACGCTGCCTGATAGCTCTCTCACGCTCACTCAAGTGCATCTAGCGCCTCTTCATGGTTGATTGTGACTGCTCCGCTAAGTTCAACTGCCTGAAGATCGGGCATGACTTTCTTCAACAGACCGAGGCCAGCAGTCACCTGAGAGGAGCTCATTTCTCTTACTCCCTCAGCATGTTCGATAAGAGCATTGAGTATATTGCTATTTTGGATTTTAACCCGATGCGATTCGGGCATCGTAAACCCTGCTGTTCTTCCTCTTGCTGCCATCTTCAACCTCTCGCTTGGCTCCCTAACGGGTTGGCCCGCGTTACGTTTCACACATGCATGGTTACTTATGTGTTCTGACAAAAAGATACCACCCCTGCACGGTTAAGCGCAAGGGTGGCTGAGCAACAGAGGTTCCACGAATGACACGCAAGGAGGAGGAGTGTCGATAGTCAGGCTATATCGGGGCCATGGCCCCGTCAAGGGGCGAGCTTTGCAATGAACGGGACCACAATACCTATAGCTGCCTTAATGGCGTATGCGAGACACAGAGCACCGAGAGCGAGGGACTGAAGCCGCTTGTTCATTTATGCCAGCTTGAAAACCTTGATGGGGATTGAGTAGTTCTGGCCAATGGCAAGGAGTGGGGCAGTGACATTGACCTTCAGCGTATTGTTGGCTGAGCAATAGCAGTCATGGAGTGCGTAGCCTGTGGGTACAGTTCCGCTAGCAACGACCGTATAAGCCTCTCCTGGTACTACACCGGCCATAGTAGCTGTTACCTGCCTTACGCCTGCGCTGATGGCGATTACGGCGGTCTCTGCTACCGTTGAAGTGCCGACGAAGGTAATGGCGTTTGAGCCGCCGATGTTGGTAGCGCTGTTAACGTCTGTGGTTAGGCCTGTTGGGGCAAGGTACTGACCAGCCATCTCACCAAGATTGGTGACAGCCTCAGTAATGACACGGACAACCTTGTCAGAGCCTCTGGTTTGAACACCAAGGACAGGGACAATAGGGGGAGAGAAAGAAATGCCGCCGCTCATTATCGCCTCACAGTGCGTTCTTAGTGTATTCGACTACGATATTCGTCACCGCCGTTGTAGTGGTCGTGACTGTAAACGCCGTGTTTAGCGCCGTAACGAACCAAGGACGAGTAGCGAAGTCATAAACGTAGTGACCGGCACCTGCGAAGGTGAACACGTCATTGGTTGCCGCGTTGAATGTCATTGTCTGAGCGCCAGCCACGTCAATGCGGAGACGATACACACGCGTACGCTGGGAGGCCGTTGCCGTCACAAGCGTAGTGGTCGTAATCGTGTTTATGGTGGATAGGGCACTCGTAAGATCAGCCGTGGTCTGTAGGCTGCTGGTCTGCGTAACGAGTGGCTGAGTGCTGGTCCCGATCACATTGCCCGTTGACGGGTCGATGGGAATAAACTCAGAGGTAGGCACTTGCCTACCAGTAATGTTCTGTGTGCTCACCTCTAAGCTCCGTGCGTTGATGGTGTAACGGGAGCGTAGCTGTTTTTTAGTACGGCATCAATCTTTAGCTTGCGGTGCCAAATGCCCGCTTATTTTTCGACTGCTCCATACACGTCGCCCATACGCAATTCTCAGGGCTGTACCCTTTGTCGTTATCAACCCTCTCTATGGTGTGGCCTTCCGGCCTAGGGCCCATGTCTTCATAAAAGTTAGAGAAATCCTTCCAGCGTTCGCACACTGTTATTCCCCGTCCTCCATACCACTTGTAATTGTGATTGGACGGCCTCTCGCATCTCTTTCTCATCCCCCACCATACAACATATTCCGGGCTCTTCCTCATTCCGTGCGTAGGCGTTCCTTTCCCGAAGTTAGGCAGGGAACGCAGCCTATCGCTTGATACCTTCTTTCCCCAGCACCCGCATGAGACCACCTTTCCGGTTCTTACGTTGTTTTTGAATAACTCCTTTTCTGTGCCGCACGCACATCTATAGAGTGCACGGCTATTTCCAGACTTTGGAGGGAGGGCCTTAATGAAAGTCAGAAGCTGTTCACCCATCTCATCCTCCTGATTATGCGTCTCGCAGATTGTTGGGTGTTATTGGTTTAGATTGGCTTTGGAAATCAAAGGGTTAGGAATGGCAAGTAATATATGCCGCTCTGCCGTCCGGTAGAATCACAGTCTGATAGCCGCACACTGCAAGCTTCTCCGCCATATCCTCAACGCGCCAATCCTCTTGACTACCAACCACGATATAGTCCTCGTCACCGCCATTAGTTGACAATTCCCGCCAATTGTCGGGGCACTCATCAAAAGCATAAACTTCGATGAATGGTTTGACCTCACTCATTCCCTATTCCTGTTCTTTTGCTTTTGCTTTTGAGGCAAACACGTGCCTTCCAATCTTCAGCGATCGGACTTCCAAATATGCACTCATCGTCTGCAATGCCGTCAGCCCTGTTTCCTGCATGATGCGGTTTAGCTCTTGGCCTAGTTTTGACTGCTCACTCATTCTTCATTCCCTGTTAGGTTAGTGGGTTGGGGTTTGGAGAAGTTTAGAGCCTCGCGAGCCCTGCGCCCACCGTCAGCCGAGAGGGCATTGCGAGCAGCTTCACCATCTGGGATGCCAGGAAGCTTCCTACATAAGCGGACCTTTTCTTCATACCAGTCTAATGCAGACACTAGGCCCCCGCTATAGTGCTTATGGAAGTCGTAAATAGCCATAGACATCCCGGCTATCATCTCCAAAGCCTCCTCATGCGTTACAAGGCCAGTTGCCGGGAACCTTTCAAAAACTTCTTTTGCAACGGCATAAGCTTCGCCTAGGGTATAGGGTGTATCTGCTTCAACAGTTCCAACGCCTTCGCAATCTGGGCAGTCTCCGTATTCTTCGTCCGCCGAGACAAACCCAGTTCCCTTGCACGGCAAACACGCTCTTCTCACGCTCATTTCACCCTCGTTAAGATCATTGAATGGGTTTGGAGGCTTTGGAACGGGCGCGATATTCACGCTGCTTAGCCGCCTTGTATGCCGCCATGTCTGTAATGGTCTTGGGCCTCCCTGGGCCGCGCCTAATTCGATCAGGATGCAAATCAACCATGGGGCGGCTGAACTCTTTGCCGATCACGCTCTGAAGCACTTCAGGCGTCAAAGTAGTTGCTACATCAGGTTTGGGCTTGCGAACGATGCAGGGGTCTCTACGATAATGAAAACCACCACACTTGTTGCATAGTTCAGGACCGCTCATGGGCGACGTGCCAGAAATAAGCCTGCTTCATTTCGTGTCGTGAATGAGCCAATGTACTTACCTGCTAGGTAGGCTTCCCAAGTTGTGCTGGTGCCGCGATACACCTTCGCGACTTTCCGAACCGTGCCGACCAGCTTCCCGCAAGAAGACACGAGGTAGCTGTTTTCTCTGGTTTGGCTTTTTGTGAAGGTCAATTGCCCATCTCCGTTGTTGATCTGAATATATTCAACGCGTGGAAAGAATGCAAGCGCTTTGTTGAATTAATTGATCGGTCTACTCGCCCACCGTACCGATCAGAAGTGGGAATGCCGAGGGAGGGAGGCTCGGTGCGATTGGATTGAGGGCGCGGGGAGCGCTATCGGTGCAAAGGATGGTCAGTTCAGTAGCCGTCCCTCTACTGCAATGCACCTGCCCTCAAACTCTATGTTCTATTCCTTGTGGTCGTTTGGCTTTGGAATGTTAGGGACGATATGCCAAATCCCTCCAGACTTAGCCGTTAGCTTCCCTCGCCTAACCTTAAGTTCCGCCACGATATTATCAAACTCTGCGACCTTAATCCAGCCTGATCGCTTCATAATCCCATGGGCTACGGGCATTCTGCGCAGTTCGATCTTATCGCTCATTCCTTACTTGCCTCCGTTGCGAATGGCTTGGATTAGATCGGGCATATTCGGATCGGCGCTTTCGCCGTTGATGATCGTCTGATTGGCCTCTAGGAAGTCAGCAGCGTTATTACGCTCGCTAAGGATGGCGCGGGCGACTGCCGTTCGGATGGCGTCCAGTTCAATCCGCAAGTCCTCGTCTTCTAGGTTTCTAAGGGCCGTTTCCGCTGCCTTAACGGCCAATGGACCAGCCAAAGTCCAAACGTCCTGCGGTATGTCGCTAGGCTTGCTCATCTCGTTACCCTTCTGTGATTGTGGGGGATAGGGGCTGGGGAGGCGCGTTAATTGTTTCTCCTCCCCGAAACTTAGCTCTATCAGCGTAGTCCTTAATCGCTTCCCAAAGCATATGCTCCATTGATCGATGTGGCTGAGCTTGCTGTATTCGCAGAACGTCAACCGCTGATCGCAATGCTGCATGGTCGCATCCGGCGTCAGTGAACAGCGTCATCATGCTAATGCTCATTCTGCCTTATCCTTTGATTGGGCTTGGGAAATGACAGAAATAACTCGGTCTAAAGTTCCGAACTTAAATTTCATCTGCACCTCCAAATCCTCAAGAAGGTATTTAACTGCTTTTAGAACATCCACCAACTCCTCAATGGTCTTGTCGCGGGCTTCTAAAGCATCGGCGGCTTCTTTCCGCTGTTGCAGAATTTCCATGTACAGGTCTGTCTTGGTCGCAAACATACTCATCGAAACCGGAAACCGCAGCCGCTCTATCAGGTCACTCATCCTCTTCCCCTTATCCTTGTATTAGGTTTGCTTTGGAGGGGTGCACGCTGGATGATCGCCAGCAGCAATTTTCTCCATCAGCTTCAGATCACCAAATGCGCACCAGATTGAAATGGGCGATAGACCAAGAACCTTACCTGCGAACTGAGCGGCCCTGATATAATCCATCTTCCATCCGGTATCTCGACACGCCCTGATGTAGAACTGCTGAATGTCGTGCCTGCTCAGTTCCTTCATTTCCGCACCAGTTGGCTTACGTGGAACTTACGATGGGTTACGTCTATAATCCGGCGCTGCTTTTGAGTGTAGACAGTGCTGGATCGATGGCTGGTGTAGTTGTAACTGCTCATTCTCTTGCACTCCACGAGTTTCCGACCTTCGTTAGTCGCTTTGAATCGTTCGGCCCCCAATAAATATTCTTATCGCCACCCCACCAGATAGCATCTCCCAAATCTGGTTCATCTTCTTGCGGAAGGGCGTAAACGAATGTTTCATCAAACCAGTTTGGCCTATACTCTGACATGACCCGATACCGAACGACTGTCAGCCCTGTCTCTGGGAGAGTCACCATTTCCCGCTCAAGGATGTTACCTCCGCCGCTCATAGCCAGATGACCTCATTATTTGGACCACAGTCAAAAATTGCAAACACCGCTTGGCAAATTGGTTTCGGCGGAGGAGGCGGCACATACACAGTCTCAGGAACGGCTATAGGCTCTATCTCTGCTACTGTGGTAGGTTCTGGTGGTGAAACTGGCTGTACGGGGCTCTCTGTTGATTGTAGGGGCTTAGGAATGGTTGAGGGTGGCGAAGTTATCGAGGCGCGATACTCGTAAGCCGCTCTCGATGATGCTCCGGGGTTAATCAGGTCGTTCAGATCGCATGCCGTGAGTGTTGGTGCGATGGCGAAAGGGAGAAGCAGCCGGATCATTGTTCTTTCCGCCCGCGCGACAGCCCGCGTTCGTACTCTGCCTCTGCAAGTTCATATAGGGTCTTCCATAAAGCTGTTCGCTGCTTCCCCGTCATAGAGTCGAACTCAGCTTCAATTTTCTTAACGGCTTCTTCCTTGGTCATATCTCATCCTCCTGATTGAGTGGGTTGGTTAGGGGTTATGCCTGCTCGGAGAGCGCATCTATGGCACACTCCAAATCCTGATAGGCCCGATCACACGTCTCTTTCAGGCTCTCAACCTCATCCAGAAAATCCCGGAGTGCATCACGGTCTTTGCCGATTTTGTCCCGGTGCTTTTCCAGTTGCTTAATCATCATTGCCAGTTTCATTTCTCTTCCTTCTCTATGGTGTTTTGTGGGATGGGCTTTGGAGAGGAAGCCTTGCGTTTGGCTCGATATTCCCTCAAGTACTTAGCCATGTAACCCGGCGAATGACGGTCGCCCTTGCGGGTGTCCGGTTTTCGCGTCCTCACGCCGCGATCTCCATTGCTACCTTTACCGCATCTTCGCGGAACTGGCGGTTGAACATCTTGGCGAAGGTTGCATCAAACCCACCGATTTCGGCAGCAGCTTCACAAGCGGCCAACGAATGGTCCTGATACTTAAATGCCCAGCCTGCGCCGCCAAGCTTTGCGATTGCAGTGAGGTTCTGGATCATCGTTTCAACTTCTGCGGCGAACTGTTCGTAGGTCATTTTGTCATCTCCCGTTTCGTTGTCTTAGTGATAACACCGCGCGATAACACCGTCAAGCACTAATTCCATATTTCTCGCACACCCTCTTTGCCTCTCCGGGCTTAGGAGGAAGGCGCCCTTCGTTCCTCAACCTGGATATGGTGGCGCTAACGCTGTTGGTGGTCGTGGAATAGCGCTCTGCCATAACCGCCGTTGTCATCCCCTCTTTCCCATAGTCTCGGATGATCATGTTCGTGAGGATCGGCCTTCTGCCCCGCTTATCCATCATCCTGATCTTAAAACGCTTGCAAAGATGCGAGACGGAACAGGGCTCTATATCCAGAAGGATTGATGCCTGATTCTGTGACAGGCCTAGGGTCGCGAACTCTTGAATAGCGGCCACACGACGCAAAGTAAGGGCCGCGCTTGGCCGTCCAGCGGCGTTTGAATACTCAATCCCATATTCCTGTAACAGCCCGCTAATGCGGCTCTTGCTCACACCTAAAGCCTGCGCGATTTTAATTCTGGGCTGCTTTCGCGCAATCAGCGTCTGAATGACTTCCTTCCGCTTCGAAGCATCAATGGCAGGCGGCATTTCAATGCCATGCTTACGGCATATTCGGTTCACTAGCTGGCGATGGCACCCCATCAGGGCAGAAGCCTTTATCTGAGAGCACCCAAGGTCTGCCAGTTCCCTCAATGCCGCTGCCCTTCTAACGGCGCTGATATGAGTACGCTTGCGACGTTCGTTCATTCTGGCAATTCACCTCCCTGGTTGATGTGGACGCCTAGTTTCGCTGCCAGCGTCCGGCTTATCTTCACCTGCTCGGAAATGGTCAGGAACTCCCCAGCGAAGTGCTGATCGGATCGCCTGATTGCCTCCTTGGCAGCTAGTTCCTGTTCAGGTGTTCGTGTCTTTGGATTGATCTTCTCCTCGAAAGCCTCAACCATGCTTCTTACCCTCGCCATGGATTCCGGGGTTCTGGCAGCTTCAATGTCTGCGTCATGGTCCCGCTGCTCTATCTGTCTTACTGCGGCATTGTGCATGCTCTTGGGGCCGTTAAGATGGCTTTGGACGGAACGAAGGTGCGACGAGAACTGTGCTATATTCGGAGCCCATGTTCTGTTGACGCCCTCTACGCGACCGAACAGGAAATCCTCGCACGTATCGATAATTGCCCCGGTCGTGTATCCCTCGCATGCCTCCAGATACATGGCGGCTAGTTTCTGTCCCTCCTCCGCATCATTTGGATTGGTCAGCGGCAAACGACAGGAGCGGAAAAGCCTCTCGAATGCCTTCGTCACCTTGTATGCGTCGTACGCCATTATTGCTCTCCATCTGGGCTGCTAGGTTACCGAATACCGATCCTACTGTTGTTCGTTGTGGTTGTTTTGGTTGAACCCAATCTGCCTTGAAGCCCCGCCATCCCCTCAAAAGTATCTCGTCCGCTGCGGCGTTTGGATCGCCGGTCTTTTGTAGCTCTTTGGCTAGGAGCATTGCTGCTCGTTCTGTAAGAGGCTTTCGAATGGCCTTGCGGTGATCAAGGATGCCTTGGGCGTGTTCTTGGTCGAGGACGGTCTCTAGCATTTGGCGTGGCGTCATGGCTTGATGTCCTCAACAGCGAATGCAAGCCGCTTTAGACGGGTCAAGGCGTGCTCTAGGGCCAATGAATGAATATCGCCGTACCTGATGTCCTTTCCGGACTTCATGGCCTCCATCTCCTCCCGATGCGCCCGCTCTACAGCCTCAATGCATTCGTCCAGAGTAATCGGATATTGCATTGTGTTTCTCATGCCCTTCCCTCCTTTAGGTCATTGATGTGGTCTAAAATGTTGCGAGCCATCGAAAACGGATTATCGCCCGCCATGCCCACCGGGTCAGACAGATAGGAGTTAAGCAGAGACTCAATACTGCTGACCGTCCTGCTTTCCTCGTAATCCCTAAACTGGCTATCGGGAAACTGCATCCAACGCTTGATGTTCTTTGCCATCAGGTATGTGTCGTCTGCGGTGGTGTAATCGTAAGTCCATTCTTCTGGTAGCGATCGAAGCACTACCCTATCACCATGGATAGTCTCTGCTATGAACCACTCTCCTCGCCATGGTTTTGGCGGTTCTCCTTCATTCCACTCCAATTCTATCTCCTAATCCTGAATGCAACTGTCACAGAAGACGGAGGGTGAGGTATATAACCTATCCCGCCATCTCCGGTATTCTCTAGAGGCTAGTTCAACACAACCGACACTATCGACACTGTTTGCACTCCGGAAGCTCCCGGGTTCGCTATAGAGGGAGTCACCCCCTGGTACGCGCTTGGCTTATGGCCTAGCACCTCACCACTTTCGTCGTATCGTAGGGACCGCTGCCTGCTAAATCCCTATGGCCGTCTTTTGAGCGGGTTCACGTCCCCCGTCTGCCAGCCGGTTATGTTGTAGGCACTGCACGTCACTGGGAAGTCTGTGTGGTGTCTCTGGACAAGCCTCAACCATAGGTTCACAGCTTCTAAGCGTGACCTTGGGCAGAACTAGCGATATGTTGGGACTTGGCTGTTGCAACTAACTAAGGGTTGCGATATTTATAGCCTTATCCGAAACGCGCTGGACCCGCTTTCGGTCTATCGAGGGAGACTTGAGGCCTCCTTCGATAAGCACAGTTTTAGACGAGAATTCTATCCTCGTCAACGCTTCGAGGCTCTTGGGCGAAACCGCTTGGGAGCCTCATGCTTTTCCAAATCCGTCTTTACTTCGACAGCCGGAAAATGCACGGCCTCAATCGTCCAAAACGAACGACCCAGGTACACGCGATTTCCAACCAATGCGGTCTTATCGGAAACCATCACGCTCTGCGTGTTGTCGTCTTTGCGAACTCGACATTCATGCTGGTACATGTTCATCTCCTTTTTCATCGCCCCGGTTGGTTTAAACGCCTTCCGGGGCTTTCCTTTCCTAAGCCTTGGGAGGGGGAGGAAGAGGCATCCAGTGTTTC